ATGTACAAACTTACGAATAAACAATACGAAGAATACCAGCGTCTGTGCTACGCTCGCGATCACGGACAGATGTTGACGCCGGATGGCCTGCGGCTTATCTGTGCCGGATTCGATTATGATCCGGAAGCTATCGGAAAGCACATATTGGAGACGTTGGCGAAGTTTCAAGCAGATGGAAAAACATACAAGTGAGGAGGGATTTTTGTGGACGATAATCAACTCGGTCGTAATATAAAGCATTTGCGAGAAATGCATGCCGAAACACTGGAAGAACTGGGGGAAGCAATTCACTGTGCGAAATCAACTGTAGCGGGATATGAGCGCGGTGTGAGAAAGCCAGATTTGCAAACGCTACAAACTATCGGAGCGCACTATAACAAAACTACCGATGAACTCTTAAATTCTGACCTGACGGACTTGGGCGACTTAACTCTTGACCTGAATTCCCTGTCTGGGATGATCCAGCTGATCAGGATAATTCTGCCACTATATTCTTCGGATGAGGCTATGAAGAATGATAATTTCCGAAAGGGATACGAGCTTTCACAAAGTATGCTTGAGAGCTTTTCAAGGGCAGAAACGCTATCAGGTAATGTTATTGTTAGGATTTTTGAATCCTTCCTAAATGCAGCTGATGAATCCGAGTCTCCTGAATCCGTTGCCAATTTGATGTGGAGTATTTTTATCTGGTGGACGCAAATGTATGATACGGAACAAATGTTGTCTTTGCAGAATAAAATGCTATCGAAGAAACTGACATTTAAAGATTATATGAAGCTTCGGGATACAGAAAGTACAGCTATAAAGGAAAAGCGAGTGAGTTTCGTATCCGATTTTAATGAAATAATAACCGCTACCTTGAAGGCATTGAAGTCAGAACAGGAGTGGTCGGATTTAGCGGATTATTATCTTGCTCTACGCTATGTCGTAGGAATGGTCGATACAGATTTATCCTACGAAATGAATTCTGCTGTTGGAATGCAGATGATGCTCTCCTTTATGACACTGGGGAACGATATTGCTTTTAAATTCTGTGATACATGTTTGTCGGCCTAAATAAATAGCCGCCCTCTATCGATCCATTCTGGGGGTAGGGGGCTGATGTTCTCATATCGCGAACTCCGTATGCCCGTAAACCAGTTATACTTAAGTCATAACAATCAATAACATCCGAAGGAGGTACTCTATCATGGATGAAGAAAAGAAAGGTTTTGTGGCTTGGGTAAAGGTGCATAAGAAGGAACTCATCATCGCGGGAGTAAGTGCAGGTGTTATCATAGCGGTAATTCTTGGAATAAAAAACAAGGATGCGCTTATGGAGTTATGGGAGACGATGAAGTCATCTATCAAGAAACCAGTCGCTCCGGTCAGAGAAATCCCTGTTGCTACTCCGACTGTTCCTGTCGTTCCTGTAGCAGAAGTAAAGGAACTCCCTGTGGTTGAACTCGTGGATTCGAGCAAGATCATTCAGTATCCGTTTGATGTCAGTGACCATATTCGTAATTTACATCCGGGCTGGAAGGCTTCAGCAGAGAAGCTTGCGGAGGCAGAGAAGTTGGGCATCGTGCTACAGCCGGGTCAGACGCTGGTAGACGGTTATACGAAGGGAGGCATAGCTGCATGAGAAGATCAAGCGAAGAAAAAGGACTTCTGGCAAAACTCGCAAGTGGTGTCTTGGACGGAATGGTTGGAGACGAGAAAGTCTATCACGGGTACAAAGATGTGTATTGTGGCAAATACATCAAAGATGGAGAACCGGTATCATATCGTCAGGGAGAATCCACTCGTTTCTTTAATGGAAAAGAAAATGAGCGGATTCCGGGCAAACGAACAGAGGAGCATTATGATACAGATGATCGTAAGTTGGAGTTCCTTCAAAGATATGGCTGGCTTACAGACGATGATGATGTGAGAAAATATAGCGCGAAGTACAAGCCGAAAAAGTGAACAGTGAAAGGCTCCCCGTCACCGGAGAAATCCAGTGGTGAGGAGCTTTTCTTATGCCTTGATGGTCTGGCCGTTTCGGAAGGTTACGTCGATGTCGCCTTCGCCGTTGACCGTGATGTAATCCGTCAGGGCATTGAAATTATCAAGGGAGAACGCGGTCAGGGTTTCCGGCAGTTTCTCAAAGACGGCAAGGAAATCCTCGACGCTGCCTTTTTGCGACTGCGTCTGGTTGATCTGTTCGTTCAAATCCTCGATGCGGGTCTTGAGCGACTCGTACCGGGCGGTCAGGTCATCGTACTTTTTCTGGTAGGCCTTCTGGTCGAGAGCAACGTGGGCGTTTTCGTAGATGTTCTGCTGGACGGCATCGGAAACAACCTGCGCTTCTTCCAGCAGCTTGTCGCGCTCGGCTTCCTGCTCTGTGGTGTCAAAGAGGAGCGCCATCATCTCGCGCCCGTTGGCGATGACCGCATCCTTTGTGGACAGCAGCTGGTTTGCCGCCGACAGGAAGGCATCCTGAATCTGCTCGTCCGTCAGGTGCGGAGTGCAGCAGTGCTTGCCGCCATCGTACTTGTGATTGCATTGCCAGATCGTCCGTCGGTACTTGTCGGTCGAGTGCCAGACTTTTGAGCCGTACCAGCTTCCACACTGGCCGCATCGGATTTTGCTGGAGAAGGGATGAACGCCGCTGTGGTATTTCTTGCCCTTGCCGCGCTTGGCCATTTCCCGCTGAACCATGTCGAACTTTTCAGGCGGGATGATTGCCTCGTGGTTTCCTTCCACATAGTATTGCGGAATTTCGCCTTCGTTCTTCTTTTGCTTTTTGGTCAGGTAATCGACCGTGAAGCACTTCTGCAGCAGGGCATCGCCTTTGTACTTCTCGTTGCTTAAGATGCTCTTGACCGTAGAAATGCTCCACTTATCCTTGCCGCCCGGAGTCTTGATCCCGTCGTCGGTGAGCTTCTGTGCGATGCCGTGGTAGGTCGTACCCTGTAGGAACATATCGTAAATGCTCCGGACGACCTTGGCCTGCTCCGGATTTACCACCAGCTCACCGTTTGCGCCTCTGTCGTAGCCGAGGAACCGGTTGAATGGGATCGTGACCTTGCCGTCTGCAAATCGCTTTCTCTGTCCCCACGTGCAGTTCTCGGAAATGCTGCGGCTTTCCTCCTGCGCCAGCGAGCTCATGATCGTAATGAGCAGCTCGCCCTTGCCGTCGAAAGTCCAGATGTTCTCTTTCTCGAAATAGCACTCGACGCCTTTTTCCTTGAGCTTCCGGATGGTAGTCAGGCTATCCACGGTGTTGCGGGCAAAGCGGCTGACGCTCTTGGTGACGATCAGGTCAATCCGTCCGGCCAGCGCATCCGCGACCATTCTTTTGAAGCCCTCACGGCGCTTGGTGCTGGTTCCGGTGATGCCTTCGTCGGTGTAGACGTCCACGAACTCCCAGTCGTCCCGGCTCTTGATGTAGTTGGTGTAATAATCGATCTGCGCCTCGTAGCTGGTGAACTGATCGTCATGATCCGTCGAGACGCGGGCGTACCCAGCCACCCGGCGCTTTTTCTGCTCCGTGATGGGAGAAGCAGTGAAGCGCGTCAGCGTGGCCGGGATCGTCTTTACCTTTTTGCCTTCGTTGATGCCCAATATTTCTCACTCCTTATCTTTTTCATGGTCTCGCTCATTTTCCGGCGACGCTCCTCGGTGAAGCTGGCCTTGATGGCCTCGCCTTGTTTCTTTTTCCGTTCCTCTGTCCATGCAGGCATTCTGCGCTTGGTGCTGTAGTCCATGCTGACCTCATGCCCATCGTAGAAGCAGAAGGTGATGTGTCCGCCCGGCGCGATGGTGATGTGGTCGATTTCCTTTAGGAAAACAGCCTCGTCAAGCTCCTGCTGGCCAAGAGCCTGAGCGGTGAGCTCCCGGAGCGTGTCCTCATGGATGCAGTTATTGCTGCAGGTGTTCGTTGTAGCGCAGACGAAAAGGTGGTACTTTTCGCCGGAGGCTTTCGTTCTGGTCTGCCTGCGGTAGTTGTTGCCGCAATCGGCACACTTGATCTTGCTGGTAAAGCAAGTCACATCGTCCCGCTTCATGGCATGGTTCCGGCGGTAGGATGATGCCTTCTTCCGGGCTTCCGGTGTCCATGCGTCCTTCTTTGCCGTACTTACCCATATGAGGGTTTTCTCTGTGCCGTCCGTCATGTGAAAATTGAGGATGCCCTGCTCCGGAACCGTGATCACCTCGACCTGTTCCGCAAAGGCATCCTCGTCAAATTCCTCAAGGCCAAGCGCCTCAGCGCATTTCTGCCGGAGAATGTATTCCGGGATTTCCATCGCCTTGCACTTACCGTTTTTCGTTTTGCTGGAACCGCAGACCCAGCCGACCAGCTGATCTCCGAGCTGTGAGACCTTTGCCCGGTTCTTTCGGGTGTTGCGGACATAGCTTTTGCCGCATTTCTCGCATTTGATTTTGCTGGTGAAGCAGGTGATGTTCAGGCTCTTGTTGGCAAGGGCTCCGAGCTCCTTTCGTCTGGCCATCTCGCTTTGCACATACTGGAAGGTCTCCATATCGATGATGGGCTCGTGAGTGTCCTCGACGTAGTATTGTTTCAGCTCGCCGTGGTTCTTTTTACGCTTCTTGCTGATTGGGTCTGCGATGTATTCCTTCTGCAGGAGCATGTTCCCGGTGTAGGTGATGTTGGAAAGCACCACCTTGATATTGGAATCCACCCAGCGGCAGCCCTCGCGGGTCGTGATGCCTTCGGCGGCAAATTCCCGCTCTGTCTCAAGGCGGGACTTCCCATCAAGGAAGTTCTGGTAGATGCGCTTTACGATGGCGGCTTCCTCCGGAACGATGACCAGCTGGTCGCCTTCCCATCGGTATCCGAATATCCTAAAGTGCCCGTTCGGGATTCCGCGCTCCATGCGTTTGCGGACTCCCCATTTCACATTGTTGCTGATGCTTTCTGATTCTGACTGTGCGAAGGAAGCCAAAAGCGTCAGCATGACCTCGCCGTCACCGGAGAGGCTGTCAATGTTCTCCTTTTCAAACCGGACGCTGATGCCCAGCTCCTTTAGGTGCCGGACGGTCTCTAAGAGGTCTACGGTGTTACGTGCAAAACGGGAGATGCTCTTACAGAGAACAATGTCGATCTTGCCAGCATCGCAGTCGGCGATCAGCCTTTTGAACTCATCACGCTTCTTGGCGATGGTGCCTGTGATAGCTTCGTCTGCATAAACGCCGACATATTCCCACTCCGGGTTCTTCTGAATAAGCTCCGAGTAGTAGCTCACCTGAGAGGAGAGGGAATGGTGGAGCCGCTCGGTTTCCATCGACACACGGGCGTAGGCTGCGACCTTTTTTCTGGTCGGCAGCGCCGGTATCTGCGGCTCTATCTTCGTGATTTTCGCCATTTGAATCACTCCTTTCCGGTACTATACATCACTCTAAAAGCCCTAATTATCAAGCATTTTCGGGATATAATGTGCCGATTATCGGCTGGTATTTCTCCCGCATTTTTGTATCAATTATGGCGTATTGTTCCTCGGTGATCAGGCCGTCTTTAAGCATGGCCTGAAACATATTCATGCTGGCTTGATAGAGCTTCTCGCGCTCGAACTGATCCTCATTCATGGCCGTCACCTCCAAAGCGCCCTGCGATGTAGCAGGCGTGGGAACAATACTTTCTGCTCCGGTTCCCGTAGGCTGTGAAGGGCTTTCCGCAGTGAGCGCAGGTAAAGGAGTAGAGCGCACCGGCGCGTCTTTTGACAGCCTCCGGATGAGCGTTCCACCAGCTCTGGCAGCATTCGTCAGAACAGAACTTGATCTGCTTCCTGCCGGGCACTTGGACGATGGGCTTTCCGCAGTTCTTGCAGCAGCCGACATCCGGATTGTCCTTGGTGGCCTGAGTGGATTTTTCACCGGCCAGACCGTTCCTGTGGCAGAACGATACGACCTGATTCTTGGTGAGACCGAGGGTGTTTGCTATATTGGCATAACCGAATCCGGCAGTGCGGAGCTCGGTGATTTTAGCTTTCTGTTCACTGGTCATGATGCTTTCACCTCCAGTTTCCACTGGAGATTGGGAGCCGTTTTGAGCGGAGGATTTTTCACCGAAACGAAAAAAGCCTGCGGGCATTCCGAAGAACACTCGCAGGCATCGCACTATGAAATTTATTAGTGACTCATAAATTTGCTAATATCTTCTTTTTGCCGTGCAGCTTGAATATAATAAAGCCACAACAGAGATGTTGCTGACAGGAAATCAAAGAAAAGGAGCGAACAGCTATGATGAATGAAAATGTTGTAAAACTGCTTAAGGAAGGTATGTGGGATCTGGCTACCTGTGCCAATGGAGAGCCGAATGTCGTCCCGGTTGCATCTAAGGATGTAACGGATGATGGAAAGTTGGTCGTAGGCGATGTTTTCCTTGAGACCACACTGAACAATATCAAGGCGAATGGCGGCAAGATTGCGATCTCCGTATATGATGCCAAGAATCTGGAAGGTTATCAGATCAAGGGAACTGCTGAATATGTGACCGAGGGTGCAGTTGTTGATACCTTTAAGGCTATGGTCGAGAAGATGTTCAATGGCGCAGCTACTGCAAAGGGAGCGCTGATCATCACTCCTGAGAAAGTGATCGTCACCACACCGGGTGCTGAAAACAAGAAGGTTCTCTAATAAACAAGGAAGAGTGGCGGGGGCGGCAAAAAGCTGCTCCCGTTTTTTACACAATGAAAAAAGCCTATATCAATCAAGAGAAATGCGTAGGCTGCGGTGCCTGCATACAAAATTGTCCTGCGGGAGCAATCCATATGCTTCCGGGATGGAAAAGTGAAATTGATACAGTTAAGTGTATCGGTTGCGGGAATTGTGTCGAAATCTGTCATAAGAAAGCACCTTCATTGAAAACTCTTGAAACACAAGAATAATTGAGTTACTATATAAAACAGTAGTAACTTGGAGGTGCAGAGATGTATAAAAAGAAAATGGAGTCGGACATCCGTTGCCCGCTGGAATATGGACTTGAGATCTTTGGAGGGAAATGGGATTCACGGGTTATCTGTGTCCTGAATGAAAAGAAAGTGCTCCTCTACAGCGAAATTCGTAAGGAGATGGGAAATGTCACTGATGCGGTGCTTGCAGCGACATTAAAAAAGCTGATTGCAAATGACTTGATCCAAAGAAAATCGTATGACGAGATACCTCCACGTGTTGAGTACAGCCTTTCTGAGAAAGGGCAGTCCGTTGTGCCGATTTTGCAAAGCATCTGTAAATGGTCAGGAATTTTCCATAAGGAAGATAACGAAAATACCATGCTACAATGCCAGAAATGTGATTACAACAATTAAAAAAGCGGGAGACAATGCAATAAAGCAAAGTCTCCCGTTTCGCTATTTCACGCGGATTTTCCAGCCGGTGATGATGAGGTTGACGTTCTTGATAAGCGTCGGATTGAGCTTCTGGATCGCTGCCACGCTTGTTCCGTACTTCCGAGCAATAGCAGAAAGCGTGTCGCCGGACTTCACGGTGTACCAGACAGCAGCAGAGGCAGACTTCTTCAATAGCTCATTGACCTTTGCCTGAACCGTTGCGTAGTCATATCCGGCAGCGGTCAGGCGGTTTTTGCGTTCAGCGCCATTTCCCCAGAGCCCATCGATGACTTCCTTGGCAAGCTCGTCCACAGTTTTCTTAGGCGCGGGCTCAGGTGTGGGAGTGCTGTTTCCGGAGCCTTCCGCGTACTTCGGCACACCATAGCCACGGATATACTTGCCGTCAACCTGAAGCGTGCGTCTGCTGACCGCATCACTCTTGTTTCCCTCAATGACCGTGATGGCGCTTCTGGAGACAGCTTCCACGATACCGACATGATCCGGCCAGCCTGTATTGTCGCCGGAACCGGAGTCTTGCCAGTCATAGAAAATGATATCGCCGGGCTTCGGGACATAGGCATCGTTTTCATTCCATGCGCCGAGCTTCTGGAAAAGCTCAATCATCTGGCCGCAGCCGCACTCGGTAGGAATGAGCTTTGTCAGGCCGCATTTGATGGAGACTGCCGAGACAAAGGTCGCGCACCATGCGTCCGTGTATTTTACCTTATATCCTCTGGCGAGAGGCTTGTGGCTGTTGTAGACATCGATGATCTCTTTGTGGCTGCCGTCCGCCTCGTTCTTTCCAAGCCATGCTCTGGCCTGAGCGATGACCTGATCCCTTTCGGAGCTTACGACAGGAGCAGGCTTGTTTTCCTTCGCATAGCCGTTAAAGCCGCCGGTCTTGATGATTGACGGATAATCGATATAGCCGTAGTCCAGATCCACGTTCCCGGAGATACCATCAACCTTGCCCTTGGAAGAATACTGCCAGATGCCGTACTCGCCTTTGTAGGAGCACTTGCTGGCATACTGCGCTACCCAGTGGGCATAATCTGTGAGCTTGCTATCGTCCATCCTCTCCTTGAAGCCGGAAACCGCAGAGCCGTAGATGCCGACGAAGTATCCGGCAGCCTCCATTGTCTCGCAGAAAGCGATGGTGGCCTCTGTGATCCCGGCTTTGGCAGAGGCAGGCTGTGCCTCGTTATCCATGTAGACTGGGTATTCCAGCTGCTTTCCCTTGAGGATCTGAATGAAGCGTTCGGCATCCGCTTTTCCTGCAGCAGCCGTCACGCAGTCCTTGCCGACAAAATAATAAGCGCCGATAGGGATACCAGCAGCCTTGGCTCCCTTGTAATTTGCCTCCCACTTGCTATCAGTATAGGTTCCTGCATCCGAGCCGCCAGCCTTGATGATGGCAAATTCGATGCCAGCGGCTTTGACCTTGTTCCAGTCTATCGTTCCCTGCCAGTGGGATACGTCAATTCCTTTAGTCATGTCACTTGTCCTCCTTCATATCTGTGCTCTCGCGGTCGTGGAGCTGCTCCAAGACCTCCTTCAGCTTGTCCGGAACCGGCAAACCGAGATGGACGCTGTTTTCCACAAGGGAGAGTCCTTCATTCGAAATGTAGAAAAAGATGATCGCTGTCCGAAGCACTCCGGCATGGTTGAGCACATAGATGTCGAGAGCGTTGGCGATGCCGACCATAATGAAGATCAGCACCTTGCGGCAGATTCCCTTGAAGCCGACCGCCGAAGATAGCTTCTTGTCAGCCACAGCGCACATGAAGCCGGTGATGTAGTCCGTCACGGCAAAGAGGATGAGCGCGATGAGCAGGCCGTCGCAGCCGCCAAGGAACCAGCCGAGCCAGCCTCCGATAGCAGCAAAAGCAAATTGAATGGTGTTCCAGAATTCTTTCATGTCGTGATTCCTCCTTTGAATTTGTGCATGAAAAAAGCAGCTGCCGCTGTGGCGCTGCCTCCATAGAAAAACGGGTTATAGGTTGTAGTATTCTCTTGGCTTTCCTCCGCTTCCTGTGCGGGTCGCATAGGAGTAGAGGTTATTAAAGATCACATCCGTATCGTCGTATCGGTCGACCAGCTTATAGCAAGAAACATACGGGTCGAAATAACCGAGGTCTTCCGGTTCGATATAAGCGGACTGTTGTTTTCCCTTGGCAAGAAGCGCCGTGCAGCTTGCGCAGATACTTTCGGATTCCTTGCTGTAGGCCTCCGGGTTATCCGGATGCAAAAACCAGTGCGCGTCATGCCATTTGCAGTCATGGAAGCAGGCGCTGTTTGCAATCATGGTGTATTGATGGCCTGCCGGAAGCTGAGAAAGAGCGTCCAAGTGTCTCGCAAACCAGTGGAAAAGTACGATGCGGTCATACATCGAAAAGTCGCCGGTCTGGAGTTCTTCAAGCGTCAGCGCCCGCGTGATGGAAAGAGTCAGTCGCACCTCCGGGTATTCCTGCTTGATCCTTGCGGCCAGCTTGTCATCGTTTAGGATGAACTGATGGATGCCAAGGGAGCGGTATTTCCGGATCATGGTGATGTTCGCCTTCTTCTGGGCGAGGATACAGACCGGAATACCAAGAGCCAGCAGGGCTTTGATGCGCGAGACATATTCTTCATAGGACTTCGGGTAGTTGTCCCGGTAGGTGATATCAAAGCGGGTGTTTTCACAGTCATCCTTCCAAGCTGCAGCATAGATGCAGTCGATATAAGGAATCAGGGCAGGCCGCTGCAGGAGCTTTTCAGGGTATTCCGGGTCAAGGTTATATGGTACTTCAAACTGTTTCATGCTTCCTCCGTTTCCGTCAGCGTATAGGTAATCTTCATCGTTTTATCCGCTGTCTTGATAACCGGCGATGACAGGTTGTTGATGGTGGCGAGGTATGGCGTGTACAAATAAAGCTCCTTGCGGAAGTGGTATCCGTAGTAGCTGTAGAAGTATTCCTGATAGGCGTAGGTCTTGTACCGGGAGATCATGCGCTGTCCCCATACCTCACCGTCCGTATTGGTGGCTTTGTTTCGGACATAGAGCTTCGGCTCTCCGTTGTGGAAATACCAGCCGTTTATGACCACATCGTCATCCACGCAGAAGGTAAACTGCTGGGCGTTGTTATAGGCGACATTCGGCACGACCTCGACATTGGCCACGTTCGTGGTATCGAGGCGGTAGACCGTATTCCCGATAGCAAACATCAGCCACTTGCCGCTCATTCCGATGTTGTAAACATCCGTGGTATTAGAAGGAAGCACAATCTTCTGCGTCGTACACCTGCCGTCGCTGATCTTATCCATGAACCATTCAAAGCCGGTGCGGTCATAACGCTCCGAGCCATAACTCATCCCTACATAGGTACGGATTTCTTTCCGGGCAATACCGTACCAGTTGCCATCAGCCGCATGGAAAAGATAATCCATCCGGGTTTCGTCGTTCCAGTAAGGCTCGTCCGTGTCGTCCTTGCTGCCGCCGACGAAATGCACCCAGTAAGGATAGTGGTTTAATTCGACGGTGGTTTCCTCGGTGGCCTCAAACGCCATCTGAGTGAAAGTCCGGATCATAAGCCGGGCGTGGATATAATCCTCCGGGACTTTCCGAAGCGTCACGGACGTCTGGTTATGAACAGCTACAAGCTCCAGCCGGTAGCCTTCGCCGATGAAGGTTCTGTGGTTATGGCGGTAGTTGTTGTTATTGATGTCGCCATCGTTTATATTGTTGGACCTAAGCAGCACGAAGTAGTTGTTGGTGTACTTGCAGCCGCGCCCGGCGAGGATATTCGTGAGCGCGATGCAGGAGATGGTGCCGTTGGCCTGCGAGGTGGCAAAGTCCCAGACATACTTGAAGCCGCCGTCGACCGCCTTGCTCTCAGTCAGGTTCCGACTGCCACGCTGCACGTCCTCCGTGGTATTCACATCGTTGGAGGCATAACCGACCAGCGGGTTATCGAGCGGAGCATAAATCAGAGTCGGGTCTTCCTCGATCTCATTCTGATAGAGCAGGACGCCGCCCGTGAGCCTTGAATAGATCGGAAGGAGCCAAGCCTCTCCGCTTTGGCTGTCGAAGCTGGGACTGTCGTACATCAAGCCCTGCAGGTTTGTATTCAGGACATCGAAAACGGCCTCCGTTACAAGGTTCTCGTCCTCATATATTTCTTTCTCACCGGTATGGATGTTGGTGAGCTCTATTACGCTTTTTCCTTTGAGCATACTCATTCCTCCGTGTTCAGATAGTCTGTGGTGATGGATCGCACGAATCCATACTCGCCGCTGATGATAATGCGGTACATCAGCTGACCGGTGATGGCCTTCTGCGACCATGCGTCCGTACTGATTGCTTCAATCGCCGCCTTTGTCATGCCGGACTGTTCTTCGGAAAGAGCCGCCCATGTGTTATTGGCATACGTCCACCATGTTTCTCCGGCATCAAAGGAGACAGCAAAGAGCGCTGCATCGTCCGCATCGACGGTGACCTTTTCAATGCCGATGATCGAGGCGTCGGACATATCGATGTTTTCCGAGTAGATCGTCTGCGGTTTCGGGATGCCGGAAAAGGTCGCTCGAAACGGAGGGAACCGGTTCTGGGAATCGTGCCAGTACAGGATCGTCGGGTCGGTCAGTGTCAGAAGCAAAGCACCGTCCGGGATATCCTGTACGCCGTAGGTCTCAAAAACCTCTGCGGAAAGCTCGGTCTCTGCGAGCCTTAAGAGGGCTCCGTCCTCAACGGTATATAGGCCGCCGTTGGCATCCGTGATAAGGTACCGGCGGTTGTACGGGTCAAGCAGCACCGGAAGCGTATCCGAACGAAGGAAAGCCGTCCCGGTATCGTCCTGATGCAGGAAAGCGATGGTCGTTCCGGCTGCCGGTGTGAAGGCGATATTCCCGGAGCCGGTCACAAGGACACATTCTCCGAAATAGGAGGTGTTCGTCGGTACGGACTCAAAATTCAGGACGATGTCGCCGGTATCGAGGAGCAGCAGATCCCAGACGAGCTTTACATTATCGGTCTTCAAGTTGTACTGTGAATAGCCCTCCCAGCGGATACGCAGGAACCGGTAATAGCCATAGATCGTGCCTTCCTCTCGGCGAACAGTCCAGCTCATGGCGTCGCGCCGGTGAACTTTTACCTGCTCCGCATTAGTGCCGATGCCCATCCATGAGTTTCCGCTCACATAGATGTTTTCTGCGGCCACGGAGTTATATAAAAACCAGCTGACGCCGGGAGCCGTATCCGTCCCGCTGTCATTACCGACATTGTTTCGGATGAAGGTCATGTTATCAGTGCCTGAAAGCACTTCTTGGATAGAGAAATAATCAGCCATTTTGCACCTCCAGTTCTGATATTGATTCGTAGTTCGTAAGGCCAAGGTTATATGCCGCAAGGCTTCCACGGTCGATCTCTTGAAGCTCGCCCTCGATGGTCTCGTTGTATTCTGTCTTTGGCTTTACGCAGTCGTCATCAAGTTCTGTATAAGCGGTCTTTATGAGCTTCTTTGCCGGAAGATTGAAACCCCCGATAAAGGGCTCTGTCTCAAACGGCAGGATCACAAGCCCGGTCAGCGATACGAAGTCCGAGGTGGAGATCGTAAGTGAATCCATCCGGCCACGGTCGAGACTTCGCTCGGTGCCGCCGGAAATCTCAAAGGACTGGCGGAGCCGGAAATCTGTATCGTCCATGACATAGACCCGGCTGTAGGTCATTTTCCGCTTGTCGCTCACATCCACCACATCGTGGACGACCGGAGCAAAGATGCGAAGGTTATCCGTAAGCGTATAAAGCGGCATGCCGGAAAGCAGCACCTTTGAAATGGCATCGGAGCTTCCTGCTGGTGTTGGCGTAATAAGCCTCGTTTCCACGGAGCCTTCCAAGGCCAGATGCTGCATACCGGATAGCAGGATCATGGTCATATCGTCGCTTGCCGTAATGCGTCCGTCCCATCTGTCCTGTGCGCCTAAGCCCTGACCGGAGATGACTGCGAGGATGTTCTGTGCGGCAATTGTGGCAGCGCCGGAGCTGACAGATATCCAGACCTCGAAGGTGTGCAGCATCTTTTCTGCCATACCAAGGAGCGGATAGAACAGATTCAGGACGTGCATTCCAGAGTGCCATGTCTCCTGCGGATGGAACTCTGCCACCTCCGTGCCGTCTTTGACATAGGTGACCGTGATATGCGCCTGACCGTCCTCGTCCCATTCGACCGGAACCGTGACGGTGGTGGCAAGTTCCCGGTCAGTGGTGACGGTCTCGTTTGTCTCCTCGTTGGTGGATTCCTCCGGAAGAATGGTCGTCCCGGAGCCTTCTGCGGTAACGGAGCGATCCACAGGATTTGCCGTGACATTTAAGAGGATCGCAGCCTTGAACTCACAGTCCGTTTCCTCCTGCGTGGCAAATTCGATGTTTACAATCTGCACCCGTTCTTCGCCAAGGGTATAGGGCATCGAATTAATGTAGGAGTAGGTCGCCATCTTTGTGGCTTCCACGGAGTTCATCAGGCCGCTGATGTCCTTGTCATTTTTGCTTTTTGCTTCAGCAAGGCGAGGGTTTTTGCCGACACACTTAAGTGAGCACTTCCCGTTGATCTTTATGGTGATGGAGGTGATGGCCGCCATCTGGGAAGCGTCTGCCTGCCCGCCGGTGAAAACGAGCACATCACCGGGATCAAGCGCAGGGTCTCCGATGGTCTCGGAATCAAACGGCACATAGTTTATGACCGCGATGGTATTAAGGAGCGTGGTCAGAATCCGTCGCCTCGTCTCCTCCAGACCGAACTGCAGCAGGTAGTTGACCTCCAGATTCATGGTCAGGCCGTCGTCCGGGTCAAGGGAGTAGTATTCTGCCGTTTCTGTTCGCTTGTTGGTGGAATTGATCGCCGTGTACCGGGTCACAAAATCCGAGAAGCTGGAGGAATACCGATGAGTGTTGTTTATCGTGACCGCAGGCTCCGCCGCGTACTGCACAAGCACCAGCTTTCCTTCCCGGTTGATCTGGGCAAAGCAGCCGAGCGCCTGCGAGAGGTAATGCAAAAAATCACGCCAAGTCTCGATGTCGTTTTCCGGGTAGACGCCAAGGAGCTCCGTACCGTTTGGCAGGGCTTCGATTTCCTCCTGTGTCTGGGCAAGCTCCACGCCACAAGTTGTACTCATGACGGAGAGAAAGTCATAAGGATAGCCGCTGGACTGCGCCTCGTTATATTCCTTATCGAAGTTCAGCATGGCATCGTAGGCTTTAAGCTCCAGCGTCTTTACCTGCCGGTTTGCCTCGGCCACATAGAAGATGCCCATCGGGACATCTTCGACCGCGCCGCCCGGAAGGTTCAAGTGGAAATATAGCCTGATCTCTGCATTCTCCAAGGAGTAGCGGTCAACATTTGAAAAAAGAGAAATGCCCAGCTCTGCCGCATAGACAGAGCCGAGCTCGATTTCAGAGGAACCGGAGCACTGCCGGGAAACATACCCGGAGCCCTTTACGATGTCCTCGTTTGTGAAAGGATATTCTCGTCCGGCGGTTGTGGTGATCTTCCCAGACCATGTGAAGGAGCGAGTGTTTTCCTGTATCGCAGTTTTATATGCGTCTGATACGCTGTACATGAGCATCGCTCCTTCCCGTTTAATATTCCTTCAGCGTGAAGCTGACCTTCCATAAGCCTTTCTTGCTGGTGTCGTGGGCAAGGGAAACCTTGAAGCCGTCCATGTACATCTCACGGTTTTCCCTGACCATCGTCTCGGTATTGAAAAAGTCCACAGAGAGCCGAGGGAGGCTTCGCATCGCTGACAGGGTTTTAAGCCATGCGGGAGAAACCTGAAAGGCTACGGATATTTCTGCCACGCCGGAGCGGACAATATCTCTCTGTGTGGTACCTGCCTCAGTCTCACCGGAGGAGTCAGCCTCCACGTCAGAAAGAGACAGGTCATAAGATGTCGGAAGCGGCATTTCCGTGCCGTCAATCCGCAGGTAATTTGTAAATGCCATCATCTGCCTCCTGACCGGAGCGCCATCCGCTGCTGGGCTGTGACGATGGTCTCGTCAAGCAGCGTGCCTCCAAGATAAACCGGGATGGTGATATCGCCTCCGCCGCCGACACCTGCAAGAGCAGTAACGATAGCCGAGGTCTGTCCGGCCACTGCATCCTGAATCATGCCGCGCAGGGAGTCAACACCGACAATAGCCTCCGCACCGGCTTCTCCTGCGCCAAGGAGCGTATTCCCGCTCATGCCGAAGATGGTCGGTGAATCGAGGATCATGCCGTTTCCCATCGCCTTCTTGTACCATTCCACAGAAAAATGCGGGATAGACGGCGGGTTTAGAGAGAAGCTCCCGGAGATGGAGAAGTGCGGCAGTTTGATCTTTGGCAGCTCCCAGTGGAAGTTGAATACGTTCTTCAGCTTGTTCACGATGCCGGAAATAAAGTTCCAGATCCCGTTGAACACATTAGAGACGGTATTCTTGATGCCGTTTAGGACATTCGATATCGTATTTTTTATGGCGTTGAAGGCTGTGGTGATGCCGTTTTTCACGGTATTTACCACAGTCATGATGGTGGTCTTTATCCCGTTCCAGACCGTAGATACCACAGTTTTTATGGCATTCATCACAGTAGTGACCGCTGTCTTTATGGCATTCCAAGCCGTGGTGATGAAGGTCTGGATTGCCGTGACGACTGTTGTGACCACGGTTTTTATTGCGTTCCATACCGTCGTGACCACTGCCTTTATCACATTCAGGACGGTCTCGATGATCGTCTTGTAGATATTGAAGTAGGTGGTGACGATAGTTTTTATCACATTGAACACGGTCTCAAAAACAGTCTTTATGGCGTTCCAGATCGTTTCAAAGAAAGTCTTTATGGCATTAAAAACCGTCTGCACCGTGGTCGTGATCGCCATCCATGCATTTGTGAGGAAGGTGCTGATGCCGTTCACCGCAGCTTCGAAGATTCCCTTGATGGTCTCCCAGACAGTGGAGAAGAAGCTCTTGATCGCCTCCCATGCCGTAACGACTGCCTGCTTGATGTTTTCCCACAGGTCGATCCAGAACTGCCTAAAGCCCTCGTTCGTGTTCCAAAGATAGATGAAGGCAGCCACCAGCGCCGCAATCGCAGCGATGATTAGGACGATAGGATTGGCCAGCATGGTCGCGTTCAGGGCTGCCATCGCGCCTTTTACCACACCGATTGCAGCAGAAACCTGCGGTATGATCGTCATAATCGTGCCGACCGCCGAGATGATCTTTCCGACCACCACCAGAATCGGGCCGATAGCCGCAGCCACAAGGGCGATCTTTACAATCGTCTGCTGAACCGGAGCCGGAATCTTGCTCCACATTTCAGCAAATGCCTTCAGGGCTGCGGAGATGTCCTTTAAGACCGGAGCCAGAACGGTAGCGAGGGTGTTTCCGATTTCCGCGCCGGTTTCCTTCAGGGAGTTCATCGTCATCTTGAACTGGTCAATCGGGTCGAGGGTCTCGTTGAAGGTGTTCTCGACACTTCCCTCAAAGTCACCGAGGGAACCGGCAAGGTCATCAAGACTCAGTTTCCCGGTCTGGACGGCATTGTAAATCGACGCACCTGCCTTGCTTCCGAAAAGGTCATAGGCCGCCTGCAGCTTTTCCGTTTCAGAGCCGTTGCCTTTCATGGTCTGGGAGAAATCAGCAAGCGCCTGATCCAGCGTTTTGCCGTCCTTCGTCGCATTCTTCATGGCGGTCTTAAGACCCATCATGGCAGATGAGGTATCAAGACCGGACATTTCCACCATGCCCATGAAACCGGCAGCCTGCTGGGCGGTCAGTCCCATTTCCTTTAGCTGGATGGCATTGGAGGAAAGAGCGCCCGCGAGGGTATCCATATCAATGCCGGTCGCCTGACCGGTGGCGTTTAATGCATCAAGAAGGGAGTCTGCTTCAGATGCGTCCATACCGAAGGCGTTCATAACCGAGGACACGTTGTCGATAGATGTCGAAACATCGGTGTCGTTGAGCTGGGCAAACTTTATGAATTTTGCAGAGAGATCATCAAGCGCCTGCCCGGTTAAGCCGAAGCGGGTGTTGACCTCGCCGACAGCGGCACCGGCAGTTTCGAAGTCCGTCGGTATCTCTGTGGCGAGGTCTTTGACGATCTGGTTCATGTCTTCCAGAGCTTTTCCCGTAGCGCCGGTTTTCTGCGCCACGATATCAAGCCCTGCATCCACTTCATTAAAGGCAGCAAGGGAAGCTGCGCCGATGGCCATAATAGGAGCCGTGACATGCGTGGTCAGTCCTGTGCCCACGCTGGATATCTTGCCGCCGACTTCCTGCAGCTTGCTTCCGGTCTGCTTTAGGGTAGCTGAGATATGGGAGTCTGTTTCTCTGCACTGCTGTTCGAGGTTTTTGAGCTCGTTTTCTGTCTCTATGATCTCACGCTGCCATGCATCATATTGCTGCTGGGTGACGGTACCGTTTTTGAGTCCAGCATCCATCTGGTCTTGCACGGACTTCAGCTGTGTGAGCTTATCTTTCGTTTCGGAGACAGCCTGTTTAAGGAGCTTCTGTTTCTGCTCAAGCAGCGTGGTATTCGTCGGGTCGAGCTTCAAGAGCTTATTGACGTCTTTAAGCTGACTCTGCGTGTTTTTGATTTCCTTGTTTACGCCGGAGAGCGCTTTGGAAAGGCCGGTCGTATCGCCGCCGATTTCCACGGTTATGCCTTTTATCCTGTCAGCCATGCGATGACCTCCTTCCTGTTAAAATCGATCCATCTGTGCCTGCGTAGCGACCTCGGCGAACGGATAATCGTCCATGTCCATTTCTGAATACATGTCGTTGACAGTCCCGATGGTGAGCAAATCGAGCTCCGAGATTTGAAGCCCGATCTGCACACACCGGAGTAAAAAGAGCGGGGTTGTCATTTCCCGCTCAGTGTTGCGATGTTTTTTTTAGAGGTAACCTGCTGTTCCACGTTCAGTCCCCACAGCTGAATGATCTGCGGGAGAATCTCGTAAATCGAGAAGGTATTAAACTGGTCGAGCCAGTCCTCCGGAGTATCCGGGACGTCCGGGTTCTGATGCTTTGCCATGAGCCACGCGATGTTCTCGAAAAGCTCAAGGGAGAAGGTGTCCAGATTGGAGTTTTCCGGATCGTTCTCATCAATACCTTTCTGGAGCTCATTCAAGTCCTTGTAGATATCCCGGTGAAACTTGTTTCTGTAAAGACGAGGGATGGCGGCAGAGGCACGGAAGGTGACCTCCTTGCCGTCAATCTCGACAGATTTCGTTACTGCCATAGTGCGCCTCCTTACTCAGTCACATCTTCCGCAGGCGTCTCAGGGACATTCACAGCGGCCTGCGGCTGATAGACTGCGTTGTACCAGTTGTTGTAGGTCTCCTCACTGGTGTTGGTGCCGGTCTTGACCTTCACGAGACCGGAAGGCAGAGGCGTTGCCGTAATGGAGAGCGTTTCCGTCTGCACCTCGGTGGAGTCCTCCTTTGTGCTGCCGGAGACAGAGGGACGGGTCGCGCTGCAGTAGTACATGCAGTGACGGATCTTCCTCTGGTCGCCGGAGAACTCAAAGAGCAGCGCAAAATGCTCAGGCTCCACGTCCTTGTTCTCAGCGATGACGCCGTTGGCATCCTCAACCTCGTGCATGACATCCGTAAGAAAGCTCTCCGGAATCAGCGCCAGCTCGAAGTCGCCGGAATAGCCGTTGTTGTTAGAGACCATGTAATATACGGAGTCGTCCGCATAGAACGGGTCGTTTTCACCCTCTGCATCAAGCGAAAGGGATACTGCGCCGGGCATCGCAACAGGTGTACCGAAGGTGACGGTGCCGTCCTCGGCCAGCGTTGCGATAGCGTAGTGGCAGTTTTTCAGGCCAAACTTGACCTTGTTTTTCTTATTAGCCATAGTGGTTTATCCTCCTATCATCTGTGTTTGATAAAGAACCTCGTACATCTTTTCCGATTCGATCCAGACCTCCGACTTCTCATAGGGAAGCTCATGGGAGAGGAGGATGTCCTCGATGGTGGTTTCTATCTCCGGGTCTTTCTTGTCCGTGTATAGCTCGATGTTCAGCTGGTCAATTTTCTGGTAGACCGTGTCATCAGCGAATACGTTATCCGTTCCCGGAAACAGAAAAACGAGGAAGGGCGGGTCTGGCGACTCACCTTCGGCAAAATGGTCGTAGGCAAGCGGGAGCCCGGCTTCCTCCAGCATTTCGATTACATTGTCGTATGTCATATCAGCCGCCTTTCAGTTTCTGCTCGATGGTCTGCACCAGCTTTTCATTTCCGCGCTGCTCGGCAGAGGCGATATGAGGCTTTGCCGCAACACGGCCTCCTCCGCGTTTGGCGTGGCCATGCTCCAAGAGGTGTGCGATCTGGTAGCGGTTCCTCGAATGCACCACAAGCTCGATGCTCTCGGAATCCTCCCGGACGTTTTTGACCGACCAGCTTTTCTTGTACTTGCCGGTATCCACGGGAGCGCCTGCTTGTATGTCCTTGCGGACGGAGGCTGCCGTTTCCTTGACAGCAGCCTTCAGTTCATCAGCGGCAAGGTCGGCATACTTTTCAAGCTCATCCATGATCGCGTTGTCCATTTCATCGATTGATACGGTTCTGCTCATTTCGGTTTCTCCAGCTTGCAGTTGAATTTGATGCTGTTTCGCTTGTAGCCCATCGGATTGACATAGGTGATGTTGTAGGTCTTGCCCTCAGCTATGATCCGGTACTTCGTGGATTCCACGACAGACAGCTCGGAGCAGTAGCGGCAGGTAAAGTCAAGCGACTCCTCCGGGTTTATCACGACGCCGGTGGACTCGGAACCGGTGCTTGTGCCTACGGTCGCCCAGCAGGAGAAGTAATCCGTCCAGCCGTTTTTGTGGTTCCCATACTTGTCAACCGTGACCGCATTCTTCTGAAAGGTGACGCGCACCCGCATTGATGCAATGTTCATCAGAAGCCCTCCTTCCGGGTGCCAAAGAGAAGAGACCGAAGCGTCATATTGAGCGCATGGTGATCTGCCTCCTCCCGGTGCTCGTACAGGTAGCCTACGGTATAGAGCACGGCCACACGGATGCGGATCAGGGCTTTTTCTTCATTTGCCATAAACTCCTCGTCAGACTGCCTCGTGATGTCCTGCACCTGCTTTGTTGCGGCAGAGATCAGGCTTTCAATCAGGCTGTCTTCGTCATCAGATGAGACGCGGAGATAGGTCTTTGCTTCTTCCAGTGTTACTTCCATGTCCGCCTCCTTTAAATGAAACCGCCCGCAGAGAGGGTGATCCCTGCGGACGGCTGGTTACAGTAGTTTCTTATCCTCTCGAAGAAGAGGCTGCCTTGACGGACAGACCCTTTACAGCCTCCGGAAGGATGAGCTTGCCGTCTACGCGCTCGGAAGCAAGGAAGCCAATCTGGCCGTTTGCCGCATAGAGCTCGGAGAGGCGCTTGAAGGAGCGTCCCTGACGGTCAGCGATCCAGTAGAAGCTGAAGTCGCCAAAGAGGATCGCGGTATTGCCCGCAGCAAGCTCCGGCGCGTAGATGCTGGTCTTGTAAGGACGGTTCAAGATGGTGTCGGGCTGGCCAGCCACAACAGAGGGCTGCCAGATGTAGTTCCCGTTGTTGTCCTTGATCTTCCTGAGCGCCTTGATGGTGGTATCGTTCAAGATCCAGATGGCCTTGTTCCTGTAGACGCTGCGGAGCGAATGGAACACGTCCATGATGTCGTCGAAGGACACCGTGGCATTGTTGATCTCTGTGGTCGCGCCGGTAGTGGCTGCCACCTTGGTGAACACGCCTTCGGGCTTTTTGTTGCCGTCGCCGATCAGGAAAGCCTCCTCCTCGGCAGCACCGATCCTGCGTGCAAACTCGGTGGAGATGTACTTTTCGAGGTCGAAAACGGAGTCGTTCATCAGCTCCTCGGAAACCTTGATCGCCGTGCCCAGCTTGTAAGCGGAAAGGCTGATCTGGTCGAAGGTGTCGTCGGATTCAGGGTACAGGCCGTTCTCATCCATCCAAGCAGCAGTGCCGTGAGAGGCGACGACCGGAATGGTGTGGGTGCCGGACTGGGTCTGAATGACCGTAGCGAGGGAACGGAAGAAGTTCTCCTCCTGAAGCGCGTCGATCAGCTGCTTTTCGTACTCGTCCGGGACGAGATATCCGCCGTTGGCATCGGTGCCGACCTCCAGCACGTTCTGAACATCGTAGTAGTTGCGCTTGCGGATGTTGTTCCAGAAGGCGGAGCGGTATGCCTTGGAAGCGATGCCGGGCTTATCCTCCGGCTCATCCTTGGCACCGGGCTTTCCGGTAAGAGGAGCAGAGGTCGGTGCGCTCATCATCTTGTCGATCTGCTCCTGACGCTGCAGGCGCTCGATGTCGTGGGTGAGGTCGGTGACTTCCTTCTCCATCTTGTCGTAGGTTGCGGCATCTTCCGCAGAAACCATGCCGCCGTTCTGAGAGTGGGTGTTAAGAAAAGCCTTTGCAGCCTCCCATGCCTTCGCTCTCTTTTCCATGAGTTCCATAATCTGAGTCATAATAAAAATCCTCCTTTAATGTGCGAGAAGCGAAAGGCGCTTCTCAAGATCGGTTACTGGTACCATGTGTTTATTTGCTTCCGGCTTTTTCTTAGGGATAAGCCGCGATAGCAGTGAGTCAGTGACGGCCTTGCGGGAGAAAAGCATCTCCGTATCGGCCTCGTCGTTTGAGGCAGGTTCCTCGCCCGCCTTGAACAGAATCTCGTCAGCGAAGCCGAGCTTCACGGCCTCCTTGGCGTTCATCCATGTCTCTGCATCCATCAGCTGTGAAATCTTGTGGCGGGAAAGCCCGGACTTGATTTCGTAGGCGTTCATGATGGATTCCTTGACTTCATTCAGCATGTCGATGGCCTTCTGCATCTCCTCGGTATCACCGATGGCGATGGTCGCAGGATTGTGGATCATCATCATGGCCACAGGGCTCATGCAGACCTTGGTACCGGCCATAGCGATGACGGATGCCGCCGAAGCAGCAAGGGCGTCAATCTTGACCGTTACGTCATGCGGGTAATCCATCAGCATGTTGTAAATCTGTGCAGCAGCAAAAACATCACCGCCCGGACTGTTGATCCAGAGGGTGATGTTTCCGTCTCCGCTGCTTAATTCATCTTTGAATAACTGTGGTGTGACCTCGTCGCCGAACCATGTCTCATCGGAGATTTCCCCGTCGAGGTAGAGCGTTCGGTCTGAGCCAAAGCTGTCCGGTTCCTCGTTTCGCACCCAGTTCCAAAACTTTCTGGTCATAGTGCCTCCTTCTTTCGTTGCCGGGTGCGCTCACTTTGCTGTGGCTGTTCCGGCTCTTGTTTTGATTCTTCTGTTTCATCTGGCTCCTCCTGTGCCTGAGACGAAGCTGCAAAAATGCCTGCGTCCTTGAGCTTGGTCATATTGCCGTTTATGAGATACAGGTCGCCGCCTTCCTCCTCCGGGATGCGGTCGAGGTTTTCCAGTTCCCTGATATCGTTGGCGCTCATCCAGCCGTTCTGGCGTCCGGTCGCATAGCCGTTCATGCGGCTCTGGTAATCTCCGCGAAGCAGGCCGTCCACATTGAACTTGAAGAAGTATTCCTTCTTCTCGTCCATAGACAAAAGCGCCCGCTGCATGGACTGTTCCCAGCGGCAGACCCACGGGTCGAGCGTGTATTTCACGAACTCCAGCGACTGCTGCTCGATGTTGGAAAAGCTCGATTTCTCAAGGTCGCCGATCATATGAGGCGGGATGCGGAAGATACGAGCGATCTCATTGATCTGGAACTTCCGCGTCTCCAAGAACTGCGCCTGCTCCGGTGAAATGGAGATGGGCGTGTATTTCATGCCCTCCTCAAGAACCGCCACCTTGTTTGCATTGGCGCTGCCGCCGAAGGCTGAGTTCCAGCTTTCCCTGACACGCTCCGGGTCTTTTATCACACCGGGATGCTCCAAGATGCCGCCGGGCGTCGCGCCGTTAGCGAAGAACTTAGCTCCGTATTCCTCACAGGCAATCGCCATGCCGATAGCGTTCTTTGCCATCGCAATCGGGCTGTAGCCCATCAGGCCGTCAAAGCCAAGGCCGGGAATATGGAGCACATCGCTTGGAGAGAGCCTGACGCGGCTGCCATCCATCGTGTGCGCCTCATCCTGCGAGGTCTGATATTCGTAGTAGAGGTGACCGTCTGCGTCGCGGTCAACCGTCATGCGGTTTGGCATAAGCGGATAGAGAGCCACGACCTCGCCCTTGCCATTTCGGATGATCTGCGCGTAGGCGTTTCCCCACAGCAAAAGGTGCGTCATCAGCGTTTCCCGAAAGACAAAGGATGTCATTTCCGGGTTTGGCTCATCATGCAATAGGAAGTAGAGCGGATGAGTGGTCGCTTTTTCCTTGCCGCCGCTGCCGTCGTACCGGTACAGGTGAACGGGCAGGCCAGCAATCGCCTCGGATAGAATCCGAACGCAGGAGTAGACCGCCGTCATCTGCATGGCGGAGCGTTCCGTTACAGCTTTGCCGGAGGTCGTGCCGCCGAAGAAGAAGCGGTAGGAGCTTCCGCTGGTCGCGTCCTTGGGCTTATCCCGGCTCCGAAATAATCCTGAAAATATACTCATAGCCATCCCTCCAATCCGTTAAGGGCTTCCCGGATCACCAGAAAGCCAATCAGTGAAAGTATCAACATTGTTTTTGTCCCTATATGAAAAGGATGCCTCTGCCGTCATACACAGAAGCACCGTTGTCGTTGCCGCAGCGGATCGCCCGGTCAAGTGCCATGATGGTTGCGATGGCACCGTCGATCTTCTCCGTGGACTTTTCCTTGTCGGCCTTGATGTTTCCGGTAGGATCGGTGCGGATGAAGATGTTATCCATGTTCCAGCGGAGCACCGGGTGGCCGCCGTGGGCGAGTTTCTTTTCCAGCGTCAGCTTCATCAGCTCTTTCGTGGGCGGGCTCATATCCTTGAAGCCCTGACCGAAGGGAACGACGGTGAAGCCCATGTTCTCAAGGTTTTGCACCATCTGGACGGCTCCCCAGCGGTCGAAGGCGATCTCACGGATGTTGAACCGCTCGCCCAGCCGCTCGATGAATTTCTCGATGTAGCCGTAGTGGATGACATTGCCCTCCGTGGTTTCGAGGTATCCTTCCTTTTCCCAAGTGTCGTAAGGTACATGGTCACGCCGGACACGCTGATCCAGCGTATCCTCCGGCACCCAGAAGTACGGAAGAATCACATACTTGTCATCCTCGTCCCTTGGAGGGAAGACCAGCACAAAGGAAGTGATATCCGTGGTGGAGGACAGGTCAAGGCCGCCATAGCAGACACGGCCTTCGAGGTCGTCCTCATTAACTGGAAAGGCACAGGCGTCCCATTTATCCATTGGCATCCAGCGGACAGCCTGCTTTACCCATTGATTAAGGCGCAGCTGCCTGAAGGAATTCTCTTCACCGGGGTTTTGCTTTGCCGATTCGCA